AGATACTACTATGAAAGATATTTTAATTGGTAGAGGTGTTATTAAAAAAGCTAAAGGTGGAATCATGGATAGACAAAAATATAATAAAGGTGATGAAGCTGTTAGACTTTTAAGAGATATTGATTTACCAGATGAACCTTTAGAAGAATCTCCAGCAGAAGGAGATATTCCTGGAGAAAAATATGCTGGTGGAAAATCTGCAAAAGATAAAATGATTGTAGATAAAATTGAAAGATTAGAAGCTGCAAAAAAAATGCAAACTGATTCTACTATGATTGCAAAAATTGATAATGAAATTAAAAGTTTAGAATCAAAAGTTAGTACAAGAATTACAGCAGCAGCAGGTGGTTATATGGATGAAAACCAAATAGCAGAAGAAACACCATTAGCTTTAAATATCGGTGGTGCAGTTGGAAGAAGAGAAGAAAGAAAAGAATATCAAGCATATGCTGAAGGTGATATGGTAGAAGATGAATCTTTATTAGCACCTATGGGTATGGAAGAAGAAAATGCAATAGCAGAAACTGATATGGAAATGACTGCTGAAGATGATATGGAAGATGATATGGATTATGATTCAGTATTAGATACTTCAATGTTATCAGAAGAAGAAGAAAATTTATTAGATGAAGCAGTAGAAATGCATCCAGAATTAGAAGCAATTATTCCAAAGATAGTTGCAACAGAATTTACAGAAGATGAATTAGTAGAAGGACCAGGAGATGGAACTTCAGATTCAATTCCAGCACTTTTATCAGATGGAGAATTTGTATTTACAGCCAAAGCAGTTAAGAATATTGGTGTAGACAAATTAAGAAAAATGATGAAACAAGCAGAAGAAAGTTATGATGCTGGACAAGTAAGTCAAGAAGAAAATGCTGCAATGTCAGCAGATGATTCTTTATTGGCATAACAGAATTTTTAGAGTGGTACTCTAAAGATAAACAAGCTACCTTATATTTATATAAGCCCTTGTAGCTTTGTTTTCAATCAATAACCAAAATTTAGCTACCTTCACAGTTAAAGAAGCCCTAAAGGAGGACACATGAAAGAAGACGAAGGAAAAACTAAGGAAGTCGAAGCGAATCCTTATAACAGAAATAAGTCATGGCATACAGAAGATATTATGCCTACGAATTTTATTTCTGCAGATAGTGGACCAGCAGATGCCAACACCGACCCTAGAGGTTTAGTTAGAGATGCTACTGATAGTAATATCAACCCTGATACTAACAAACAAATAGATTCGGCTACTTCGGATAAGTCTTTACAAGAATCAGCACTTAATACTGCTGAGACTAAAGCTTATACAAAAGTTGACTACAAAAAAAGATACGATGACCTAAAGAAGTATTATGATAGGAAATTAGGTGATTGGAATGCTAAAGAAGGAGACCTTAAAGCACAGCTTAAAGCAAACCGACCAAAGTATACTCCACCAAAATCTGAAGAAGAATTAAAAGTCTTCAAAGAAGAATATCCTGACATATATGGAGTTGTGGAAACTGTATCTCACTTGCAATCTCGTAATGAGATGACAAGCTTACAAGAGGAAGTTGAAGCTCTTAAGAAAAAGAATGATTCTTTGGCAGCTCGTGAAGCTCAATTAGAGTTATCGAAATACCATCCAGACTTTAATGATATTAAAGAATCGGATGACTTTCATAACTGGGCAGATGAACAGCCAATGGAAATTAAATCTTGGATTTATGAGAACAACAACAATGGTAAACTTGCAGCAAGAGCAGTCGACCTGTACAAGAAAGACCGAGGACTTGGATTAGATAAAAAAACTACTACTGAGAATAGGCAACCAAAAGAAGGTGCTGATTTGCTAGTTAAAACTAGAGAACAAGTTGGACAACCTACTGGACAGAAGCCAGTTTTCAAAACTTCAGATATTCAAAAGATGTCTGTCGATGAGTTTGAAAGATATGAGAAAGATATTTTGACAGCTCAAGCAGAAGGTAGAGTTATAAAAGATTAACTTTATTTTCATTTTTATCAACAAGTAAACAAATAAGGAAATAATTATGGCACACTTTGCAGGAGGTTCTACTACTAACTTTGGTGGACAGAACCCTTCAGGAACACAGGCAAATTCGTTTTTTGTTCCAGAAATATATAGTAAAAAAGTATGGATTGCTTTAAGAAGAGCATCTACAGTCGAAGCAGTTTGTAACACAGACTACATGGGCGAAATCAAATCATTCGGTGATACAGTAAATATCGTGAAAGAACCACAAATGTCTGTGGCAGCTTACACTAGAGGTTTAGCTACTTCTAATACTGCTATTACTGACCATGAATTAGTGTTGACTATTGACAAAGCTAACTACTTTAGTTTTGCAATCGATTCTTTAGAGAAAAGATTTAGTCACATTAACTTCGCTGATATTGCTTCAAACAATGCAGCTTACAAACTAAAAGATACAATGGATGCAGAAGTATTAGAACATATGTATGATGAAGCTATCGGTTCAGGTTCACAAGCAGACTCTCTTACTCCTATTAAAGCATCAGGTGGTGTAGCAGCAGCTCAAGCTATCTTTGGTTCAGTAGCAACTCCTATTGATATAGGACACGCAAGTGGTGAAGTTGACCCTCTTAACTTTATGAGTTCATGCTCACAAGTTATGGATGAGAAAGCTAACCCTGAAGAAAATAGATGGTTCGTAGCAGCTCCTAAGTTCTACAATGAACTAGCAGATACTTCATCTAAACTTCTATCAATTGACTTTAATGCAGGTAAAGGTTCATTAAGAAATGGACTTGTTGCATCTGGTTTAATTAGAGGTTTCGCTATGTACAAATCAAACAACTTGAAAACACAACAAGTTGGTGGTGGTTCTGGACCTACTGAAGCAGTAGTTCAGTTCGGTCACATGAGAAGTACTTCTTGTGCGAATGCGATGAACACAGTTGAATCTTTCAGAAGTCCAACTACATTTGCTGACCAAGTAAGAGGTCTTCATGTATATGGAAGAAAAGTTCTTGAGAAATTATCAGTTGGTGCTGGTATCATCAAAATAGACTAATCAATAATTAAATGTTAGGGGGAGCAATCCCCCTTTCATCTATTAAATATAAAGGAATATTAAAATGAATATAAAAGAACATATACCACATTTTGTGGCAGAACATAAAAAAGCAATAGCAGTAGCTGTTGTTGTTTTAGTTATTGCAATAATATTATAAGGAATTTTATGGGATTAATGTCATCTCCTGCATGGACAAGGAAAGAAGGCAAAAACCCTAAAGGTGGTTTAAATGCTAAAGGTAGAGCATCTTACAATAAAGGTAGAACCAAAACAGGTAAGAAAAGAAATCTTAAAGCACCTAGTAAAGTTAAGGGAAACAAAAGAAGAAAAAGCTTTTGTGCAAGAATGAAAGGAATGAAAAAGAAATTGACTTCCAAGAAAACTGCTAGAGACCCTAACTCAAGAATTAACAAATCATTAAGGGCATGGAACTGTTAAATGGCAAAAGATTATAAAACATTCGTAAATGAATTATTAGTAGAATTAAATGAACCAGAAGTTACAACAGTAGCTTCAGCAGTTGGAATACAAAAACAAGTAGCTAATGTAGTTAATAGAGCTTACTTTGATATTGTTGATGCTGTTGATGATTGGTCATGGTTAAGTTCAGATGTACCTGATGACCCTTACTATGGAAATACAATAGTACCAACAGTTGTAGGTCAAAGATTTTATTTATTAAAAGCTGGGTCAGCTAATATTGATGCAGATTTTGATTCAGTAAATTGGGATATGTTTACTTTAGTAGATACAAATGCTCCATTTACAATTAATAAATTACCTTTTACAACTCTAACAGAATGGAGAAGTAATTATGCAAAAGCTGAAGAAGCTGCAGCTAGAACAAATAATTATGGAACACCATTAAGAGTTATAAGAAGTTCAGATGGTAGAAGATTTGGATTATCTCCTATACCAGATAAAGTTTATAATATTCATTTCTTTGCTTATAATAGACCTAGTGCTTTATCAGCAGATACAGATACAGTTTTATTCCCAGAACAATACAAACCAGTTTTACTAGCAAGAGCTAGATATTACTTATATCAATTTAAAGATAACATTGCACAATCACAATTAGCTTTAGATGAATATAAAAAAGGATTACAAAATATGGCTGATAATTTAAATTCACCACAGCCACAATATATGTCAGATGTAAGGTTTACTTACTTACTACCATAGGATAAAAAATTATGCCAACACAAGGAGCTTCTATTACAGTTGCAGGAGGATTAGATTTAGTATCAAGTTCTCATGCATTATTTAGAACACCTGGTGCAGCAACTATATTAGAAAATTTTGAATCATCTACAACAGGTGGTTATAGAAGAATTAATGGTTATACTAAATGGGGTGGTGCAAATGCAACATCTCCTTCAGGAACTCCTGCAGATACTATTACAGGTTTAGTAGCTTATGCAGGTGGAGTAGTAGCTTGTCAAGCTGGAGATATTTACTGGTCTAATGATGGTATTACTTGGTTACAAATTAATAAAAATACTTATGTAGCTAAAACAGGAACAGTAGCAGTTACTGCTGGTTCAGCTACAGTAACAGGAACTGGTACATCATTTACAACTGAGTTTGCTACTAATGATAGAATACAAATTAACAGTATTAACTATAGAGTATTATCTGTTACAAGTAATACAGTATTAACTTTAGATTATAATGTTGCAGCAAGTGTAAGTGGACAAGCTGTTAAAAAAAGTGGAGTATTAGCTGCAGCTTTATCTGGTGCATCTACTATAACAAGAACTAATCAAACTAATAATCAATTTGATTTCTATGAATCAGAAGGTGCTTATGGTACTTTGTATATTACTGATGGTACTAATAAAGTAGCAGAGTTTCAAATAACAGTTTCAGGTGGAGTCAATACTTATTACTTTGAAGAGTTAACAAGAGCAGCTCCAACTAACCCTAAAGTATGTGCTATATTTTCAGAAAGATTAGTAGTAGCAGGGCAAACAGCTTCAACAAGTACAGTAGCTTATAGTACTAGATTAAAGCCATATGACTTTGAAGGAGCTTCAGCAGGTGAAATAGATGTTGGAGATACTATTGTAGGTATAAAAGTCTTTAGAAATAGCTTAATTATATTCTGTAAAAATAGTATCTTTGAGTTGACAAGTCTTGATTCTACCCCTATACTTAAGTCTATAACCAAAAATATAGGTTGTGTAAATGGTAATTCAATTCAGGAGATAGGTGGAGATTTAATCTTCTTAGCACCTGATGGATTAAGAACAGTTGCTGGTACAGCTAGAATTGA